TATTAGGATCTTCCGTGTTTCTAAGCAGGAATATATACTTGTTGGTAAGCTGAAAATTATCAGCAATGTACTGAACTTCTTCTAGTATTTGTTCCTCGGAGTCAGTTGTTAAAAAAGAAGCTAACAAGATGCCCCTAGGTTGGGCCTTAGTCATATATTTGGTCTCCGCAGCCCACGGTTGTTAAACACACGGAGCTTAATATAAATATCACCCTTCCAGAGGTAACGACTGTATTCTTTTTGAATAGAAAATGCAGAGGACTATGGCGGCATCTAAGGTTGTCGGGAAAACTGAAAAATATCCATCGACATTTTCTTTTGTAAACGCTTTGTTTTGTCTTTTTATTTTCCGCATGAGTTCGCTATCTTGTTGTAGATCTTTTTCCGGTATGCCGTAATAATAATGAGCATACTCTTCTTCTTCGACTGGAAATATATATTTGATTTCCTCCTTGTCTAGCGAAGCGACTCCAAAAGTCCCAATTCTTGAGATCTTGTTTGGCTCTAACCTATTCGTTAAAACAGCGTCGATGTGATCAAAGTAATTTGTCATTGCCACCAGATAAGCTATGAAATGATATACGCTTTTTTCATACTCACTAACAGCCACATCGCCAACTAGCTCCTCAACTCTAGACCTGTCTATAAGAAGCATCTTCTCAAAGAGTCCGCTCCGGCTGTACTCTTGCAAGATGTTAAAAACAATCTTATCATCTCTTTTCTGTATCAACGAGCTAACTGACCGATCAGGACAAACGTACAAAATTGTTATCTTTGCGTCTTTTATTATTTCCAAAAGAGATAAACTGATACCAGAAACGGGCTCGCCTCCGCCGACAACAAAAAGAACCTCATCATCTGGTTTAATATTCGTTAGGTATGCCTCAGCATCAAGTAGGTCAAAATTATTCTCATAAGCCTGGATGTCGGTCTGTTCGTCAAGGACAAGATTGCCCCGTCGGTCTAAGTTTGCACCTATCTTATAGATTTTGTATTCCGGATACTGTGTGAATTCCTCTGCGATACCGCACCCGACTCTTCCAAGCCCTATTACCTTTTCCATCTTAAACCGAAAACTCCCTAAGATTTCCTAAATTATTTCCACTACTTATATTTATCCCGAACTCGCCAAATTTGGTAGAACTCATTAGACTTTTTATCTTTGGCAACAAATGCTCGTCTTCTTTAGCAAAATCTAAAACTATAGCATCATGAATAATGCAAGACAACGTTGACTTACTTGCCTGGGTTCGAAGAAGGTAGTCTATCTTCATAGCTTGTAGAAGAGTTAGGTCAGCCGCTGCTGATTGTACGATATAATTCAGGGCATGATGTTCATCTACATCACCAATCTCTTTTCCAAAGGGGGTGCGGACGTTCTTTCCATCCCAGCACTGTCTTAATATCTTTTCTTTATCATAGAACTTTCTAAGAGCTTCCCCTTCAGAGCTAGACGCAGCAGACTTAGATCCATACAGCCAAGCGAAGAAAGCGGTCTTAACTGCCTCACGGGTTGTCGATCCCTTAAAAACAGCATCTTTATGAAATTGGTGTACATCTTCTGGGGGCTGCTCCATGCCCAAGATGCCCATGAGTACACGAACCTCTGCGCCATTAAAATCTAGCTCCACAAAATAATCATTTGTGGGCTCGATGGCTGTCCTCAAACTTTTCTTCAGGGTAAGAATCGGGAAAGAGTCTGTCCTTGTTGTTAGCCTGCCCGTTTTCGTGCCAAATTGATTGTATTTTATATAGGGGGCAGTATCCAACAGTCGCTTAACAATGGATTTAGTTTTTTTGGAGCGTAAGTGTGCCTGTAAATGCTTTCTATTGATATTTAATCGGCGGTTAGATATATCTTCTAACATCTGACACACCCTCAGTAGGTAATCATACCTTTTCGGGCGTTTATGATTCTTTAGAACGTACTTTGTGATCTCATTTTTAACTTCGCAAAACTCAATCAAAAATCGACTCGGAGTAAGGTCGTAGATACAATTATCGGATCGATCAACTTTGGCTATCCTTAGAGATCTCTCGAAAGACAAGAGCCGACCTGCAACATCCTCCCAGTCTTCTCTTAAATATTCTGGTATTACCTCGTGTATCTTTTTTCCTTGTGTATACAGATTTGCATATTCTATATTATCAATACCACGAAGGTACGACGAATACCTCCATGTTTGGGAAATGTTGTCTGGGAATTCTTCTCTTTCGAAAATAAGGTTGCCATCGCAATAAATTCCGACACACTCGGCTTTATCGTCTAGAGTCTGAAATAGCAAAGCTTTCTCTTTCTGGTAGGGTTATTATATTATATCACCTAAAACGCCCATCTTAAAATTCCCTCTGATTACGGGTGCTATCATTTGAGCCTGGAGGTGTCCCATGGCAAAGATGTATTTAAGATCGGAGTCTCCGGTGGTAAAGTTGTAGACATTCATGACTTCTCTGAGATTTTCTCTGATTGTTCTTGTCTCTTCTTTTTGTCTTCTCTCTAGCCTTCTGAGCAAATAATAAGATTTCAGATTCCACCTATTACCATATTTTCCGTCATCTGTAAAATCCTCATTTTTTGCGGGAAGTCTTTTTATCACCTCTATCTTGGAGACAGGGCACAACTCGCCGTTGTCAGCGAGGACCGCCACCGAAGGGTGCTTGACAACGATGGCGTTGTAAAAATCAAGCAAATATATTTTTAAAATGTCCATGTCTGTTCGCCAACATTCGATAAAGCCACCACTATAAAGGATATCGTGTACGTCTTCTATCGACCTAGCCTCAAAAGCACCAGAAAATTCTGAATACCCTGGAGCATGTCTGATAAGGTTTGCATAGCCTGGTATCTGTGAGTAGCCATATGGATCGTCAAAGGCAAAGTCCGTTCTGATTATTGGATTGCCACAGTCATCCTCTGTGTTTCTGGGGTCACCTGGGAAAACGGTAAGCTCGACTCCTGACATATATTCTCTCATGGCTGGTGACCGCACGTCCGCTACAAATCTCCATGGAGCATTTTGATCAATTGCAAATCCGTACTGTGAAGCTATTGCTGTTATCACAGAAAAATTATCATCCATAAAATAACGAGCCGATTTGGTGAAATCCTCATCGTGACGCTCATCTGCTATTTCGATAACAAGTCCGCTATTGAGAGGTGAGCAAAGATTACTCTCCACAAACCCAGCAACACTCATCGGGCCTGTCTTTGTAGTTATCATTTCAGCATAAGCAGTAAACACAGCCAAGAAGGAGTCCAAATCTACAATTTCTCTTTCCTCCGACGGAAATATACTTAAATATTCTGTCGCAAAAAATTGATAAACCATGTCCACCATGTAATTGTGATATTCAGAAGTAATACTTGTAAATGCCTTAGTTGCTTTGGGTGCCATATATGGACCAGACGGATTTAAAATCCCTCTGTCTGCAAGATCAGTAACCCTGTCCATAAAATCTCGCCATGCATCAGCCACAAAATTTAAAGCGAACAAAGTTTTTCCCTCCGCTGTATATCTGAGAGGTTTAAGAGATTGTTCGTTTACCCTGATTGCATATCCTTTGTTGTTTACTCTTCCGAGGTACCTGTCTTCACCCCAAAAATTGTATCGCAGCTTTGGTCCAATAGTTGGTACTATTGAGTCTCTGTATGTTTTTCTTTCTGTGTGGGTCCACGCACTTGGAGTACCGTTATCGGCATAACTGTAAAGCTCAGGAAAAAAGTCAGGATCTGGCCTTCTTGATTGTGACATAAGTAAAGACTCCTATAATAATTATCTAGGCTTACGACGGACCTTGTTGGAACATGCAAGTTAATTTTGTTTCAAACTTTGACGGGTTTATTACATTCTCCGATTTAACTACCAAATAATAACCACCTATGCCAAGCTTGCTGGCGACACTTTGTCCCAGTGCAAAATCAGCATCAATGTACACTAAATTACCGTTCCTGAAAAAAGTATTTCCCACCATGGTCAACTCAACATCTTGCGGAAGTATGAGTGCTGAACCGGGAGAGTTGTTTTCAATGTGCATTGCCCGGATATGGGGCATCTTTTTTTCTGTAAAGCTAAATTTCTTTACAAGACCCCTTTCGACACCAAGGAACAAATGATAGATCCCCTTTTTTACATCAACCTTGTAGTCTCCCCTCAAGGTCTTTCTGTCTCTTATTGTTGCGAAAGCGATAAAATAATGTACTTCGGGCAGCAATGCATCTACCAGTGACGTCTTTGTTGACTTTGCCACCTGTTTTATTTTACTTTCGCCGATAGTCGAACCCCGAGCAATCGTGCCGCCGGCTTTGGGGAAAGACGCTGTAGTCATCGAGAAGTTTATTCTGGCTGTAGTTTGTGGAGTACTATAAGCGTCGTTCATCACGGGAGCTACAAGTTGTTCTAAAACTTTGTTTATAAATTCTCTTAGGCTCATTTGGAATCTGGGAGGATCGGCATTTATAAAATTATCTGTAAACCATTGAGAGAACCATTCCACATTTAAAGGAACCTGGGCTATCGGGATATCTATGTTTTCACCCCCCACAATGCCAGCCTCCCCTGCATTAAAGCTACCTAACATAATTCTTGCGTCCAGTGTTGGACTCTTTATAAATGTATTAGTCTTTAATGCGATGTCTATAAGGTCCCCCACCGAAAAGTAATAAATATTAATCTTTCCTGAGTCGCTGTCCTCGGTGCCGGTGGACTCGGGATCTATGGCTGCTGGGTCGGTGGCGTCACTGCCCATGCCGAGCGTTCCCGTTGCTTTGTTATGCCCGCTTTTCTCCTTGGCTGCGTGTATAGCATTTTGTCTGGCGCTATCTTTCCAAATTCCTCTCACGCCTTTGGATGCCCCCTTATCCTTTCCGAGAATTTTGAACTTAAATGCGCTCTTTTTCCCACCTTTTTTTTCTTCTTTGTCGAAGACGTTGTTTGACACCTGGGCAACCTTCAACTCGCCAGAGTCGTAAATGGCATTTAAAAATGCCTCGTGTTTTTGCCTTGCTACCCTTGCCATAACCATTGACTCAGCAATGTCAACTGCTTTGATGCCGGTATCATACTCTTCTATTTTTTTCTTGTTATCGGGTGATTTCGGATCCTCATATGTTCGGATATATTCTTTTGCCATCCTCCAAGTTTCTCTTTCATATCTTGCCATCGGTATACAATACCTAAAGCCATCAGCGCCCGTATACTCATCTGTCGCTCCGCCTCTTTTGATGAGTTTAGCCAGCAATCCCTCTGGATGGGCGTCGTCAATAAGCTTGTTTTCTGGTTGGGAACCGAAGAACCAGTCTGATTTGTAGCTAATTGCGAGGGGTATTGCTGTCATGCCATTTTTAGAGGTTTTGGCACCCCCTTTTAAAATTCCTGCAAAAATATCTGATTTTTCATCGTCAACCATAACCGCATCAAGGGAGCCAACGTATTCTATCTTTAAATTAACCTGCCCCTGTTCTCCAAAAGTCAAATTGTACTTCGTAAAATTAAGCATGATAGTTTTCTGTGTTGATGCAATGGATTTCTTAAATTCTTCAGATATAAGAGAATTATCTACCATAGTATCGGGAATGGACCACCCAACTACAGCTTTTATCTGGGTATAGTTTGCTTGTTCATCTTGGGTTGTTCCGTGCAACGCATCTCCAGGGGCTCTCATACCCTTCATTTTTCTTATGCGAAGATCCAACTCTTTATGGGCTTTCACTTTGGCTCCTGCCGGCTCGTCCTTATCTTTATCCCTTATCTGTTTTAAATTTTCTTCGATAGTGTTTTGCGTAAAAATAAAACGTAAGAATTTTTCATTCAACAACTCCCTGACGGATCCAAAGTATATGGAGACACTCGCTTTCAGCGTCTTGTCGCCGCTGTGTTTGTTGTCAAACATCCAAGTAAACTCCTGTATGCCAACATCCGTGCCGATAGTGTCTCTACCTTTTATAGTAATGGATTCCCCGGCAACACGGGACTTGGCCAGGTCGAGCATCTTCTTGCCCGATACATGGTCGCTGAACATGAACTCGTGTTTTTCCGTTCCCTTTACCCACCAAAAACTTATTGTTGGAGTCAAAACACTGAGTTGTGCGCTGGTTCCTGCCAAAAAACAACTGGCATCTTCAGGGTTACTAATGCTCGACACGAGCGCACTGGGCGCATCTTTGTACGATATAATTTCTTGATATGATTTATCTTTATATTTTTCGTGGACCTTGAGTATCTCTTTAAGCAGAATAGTTTGGACGTTTGCCTGCCTTAGCGCAACCTTCTCTTCTGGTGTAGCCTCTTTCTTTTCTGACATTGGGCTAATCCAATCCGGAAGCTCGTCTAAAAAACATTAAAATTTGTACGGCGTCCTGGGGGATATAAACAACATCTCCTGTCCTAAAGTGCGCCTCTGTTGGTTTCTGATTGAACCACGCTATAAGCCACCATAATTCTGGTGCGCCGTAAACGTTGGCGGCTATATTGTAAAGTTTGTCTGTGACACCCCAAGTTGTTGTATAGAAAGATATTCCGGACATTTCCTCGTCTGTGGGAAAATAAAATCTAGCTGTTTTGTATTGTATTATCTGTTGAATATCCCTGTCGTCAAAAAATACCTTTCGATACCCAAGGTCATCATTGGTCATCAACCCTCTTCCATCATATCTAGATATTGCCATCGTTGTCTATTCTCCGTGCTTTACGACTTAGATAAAGCTCGTTTACTTTTTGCTCGCTCTTGTGGTTTTTTCTTTTGGTTTGTCTCTGTTCTCGGCGCAGGATTCTCCGCTGCCAAGGCGCTTGGATTACTAAAGGATGGAACTGGATTATCTGTTCTGTAGGGGAAGCCTTTGATGCCCCCTCTCCAGACATAATCATTGTCTTTCTTTACCCACCCCATGGGATGTTCGTGCAAAACATTCAATTCAAAATTAAGAGTGATAGACTTTGGATAATACGACCTGCTATCTCCGCCACCACCCCTCTCTAACTGCGCTCCCGTCTTTTCATCTTTAAAGTGATTATCGGGATAGTCGTGAAAAATTCCCTCATCAGTATTGATATCCACTGTGAAACCGTTAACGTACCCCATCAATCCCTTGGTTGGGTCTTGTGCGTTTGATATTAGGTTTCCAAACTTGACCCTCACTAGCGGACCCATATTAAGGACAGCGCCCTGGTTAATACAATTTTCAGGTTTGTCTCCTCCTTGCTTTCCTGCGCTATAAACAGGGTACATAAAGCTCATCAAGAGATTGATCACATCTAGGTTTTCCTTTGCCTGGTCGAAGTCAGACGCTGGCACATGCCAAGACATAGCTATCGCCCTGCGAGTATTTTGAAACACGGCGATTGGGTCCATGCGTCCGTAAGCATCTTCAGCATTCCAAGATTGGGTATAAGCATCGCTAAAGTTTTGTAGGTAGGCTGGAAACTTTACTTTGTACGTTGTCGGTACATGCTCGATTTCCAGAATATGCCCCTCGCTCCAAAGATGCGCTTCTATTTCAGTTGCGGAAGTTGATTTTGTTCTTCCTTTTTTTAACCTGTCTTTATTAAACGGTCCAGCCATTTTCTATCTCCTAGATTATCTATATCCTGCCACAGGATTTCTTTCACTCTGTAGATCTGTTATTGGTCCAGTAAGAAGTTCTGCAATCTTCTCTTTATCTAATTCTAATATTATTTTTTGCGGACTTGCGGCTGCACCGTCGCCGCCTGCCTGTCCACTAAGTATCTTGGCCATAGAATCTAGGTTTTCCGAACTGCCTGCCGATATCTGTGTAGAAACCTCTATTATTTTTTTCGAAACCGCATCTAGGTTTTTCAGAGCGCCAGAGTCCATCTTCGTACTAACCTCAATAACCTTGGACATTGCCTCCAAGCCTTCTTGGGCATCGCCAAGATCAGCAAAACTCTGTACGAGATTTGATAGTCCAGCCGTAGCCATCAAGATTGCTATGCCGACTAACATCAAAGCCATCCCAAGAGCCTTTATCGGAAGGGTTGCCAAGACGGCAACTCCGCCTAGAGCCATAAGCCCAACTGTCATGAGCGGGAAAGCCATTGCAGCCATGATAGAATTCTTCGCCATTAGCCCAATATCTTCCGCAATTCCCTGTATTAATGTCCTGTCTATAGCCTCTAGTCCCACCTTCATCAAGACGAAGCCTTTTGCCGCCATCTGTGTGCCTAATCCAGCCAGCATCATAGACGCCCCAAGTCCGGCGAGCGTTCCGGCAGCAAGGAATGCGGCGAAGGCAAACGCTCCGAGAGAAACGGCTGCGGGGGCGGCGGTCACCATCACGGCTGCAAAACCTATCGCCATAAGTGACAGGGCTGTTGCCATCATGACTAATCCCGCCGTCATCAAGAAAAGCTTTTCTGGGTCCATCGCTACCGCAAAGTCAACCGCTGCTTGGACCAACATGGCAAACCCAATTACGATTATCCCTATGCCGACTACCACCAAACCAAGTCCAATAGCCAATAGCCCAAGTGCTATAGCAAGCGCCCCAACAGGTACTACTGCGGCGGCGGAGGCAATGCCCATCATACCTGTTCCAGTAGCGGCAGGTAGTGATGTTGTTGCGACGGCACCTTGCGAAGTAGACTGACCCCAGAAGGCTCCAGTCAAAAACCAAGTAGCTGCTGCCAATGCCTTTTTGGCTATAAGTGCTGTCCATTCAGCAGCAGTGCCGGCAACAACCTGAGCTTTATTAAAAAGCCATGCTGCTGAGTTTGCGACCAACGCTCCGGTGCCAACCACAATTCCTTTTGTGGCGTTGACTACCCTGGCAGCAGTGTTTTTGCCTAAAGCGATTGTGCCAGGTATGATTCCTTTCACAGTGTTCGCAATCTTAGCGCCAGTATTCTTCAAGGTCGCCGCAGTCGAAGCAAAGATACCTTTTCTTGCAACGTTATCGGTGACAATGCCCTTCTTCTTTTGTGTCTCTGACATCTCTTCAGCAACAGTTTCTTTTATTAATGCGTCGGTGTATAGTATTCTCAATTTAGTGGCCATGGCGGTGATGATATTACCACTGGTCGTTGCTACTATCCACAAGTTTTTAGCAGCGGCGGCGGCGATCATTGCAAACTTTAGTGTTTTCCAAACTCCAGCCAAGGTCGTGAATGTTATTATGGCAGTAGCAATAATGGGGTTGGACAAGATCAAAACAAAGCCCATCAAGATTTCGCCAAGAGGACCGAAGGCATTTATTAGGCGATCTGCCACTGAGGCTAACTTTTCGTTTATGGTTGTTAATCTTTCGGCACGAGCTTTCGCCTCTTCTTGGTCTTTTTGATATTGCTTATAGGCTGCCGGATCACCGAACATCTTTCTAGCCACATCTACGTCAACACCCATCATCTCAGCAACAGCCTGTTGTTGGCGGCGATGCATCTTGTCAAAACTCGTACCGCTGCTACGGAATTCCTGTTGGAGCAATTGGATTCGCTCGCTGTGCGTGCCCTTTAACATCTCAACAGAATTGATCTGGAGTCCCAACTGAGCATTAAGCTTTCCAGCCATGTCTGCCGCACCCTCGAACGTGTCAAAAGCTTCTCCAATGTCAAAAGCAGCCTTAGTGGAGATACCAAGAGCCCTGGATTGTTTTGCTAATTTCTCAAATTCTTTTTTGCCATCTTTTCCGAACCTTGACAACTCGGGGCCTAGCTCCTTGAAGCCTTCCATTAAGGTTGCTGTTGGCAATCCCATCCCTTCTGCAAGTTGTGCAAAATCTTCAACGGCGGCTTGCGCTTCGTCTCGGCTTAAACCCATGCCTTGTTGAAGGATGTCCATGTTACGCCCTGTAGTGGCAGCGTCAACACCAAGCTGGCTCATCGTATTGGTTAGTCCAATGGTGGCATCCTGTTGCTCTTTTGTCAGGCGATGAAAGTTGCTCATCTGAGTGTTTAGACCAACCATGGTGCTGCCCATCATCTCGTTGGTGATGCCCAAATCACGACCGGCGGCGACTTGTTCTTTCATCTGCTCTTTTGCTTGCTCTCCTAGACCAGTATTTTTCTGGATAGCTATGCTGGACTCATTAAACTTCTTACCCATCTCGGCAATCTTGGAGGTCATGCTGCCGATGCCACCGCTAAAGTCAGCCTGACTCATCCTGGCGGCAGCTAAAGCACTAGACATGCCTTGGATGATGAGCGTCGTCCCCTCGCTTGCGGCTTTGACTTTTTCTTGCTTACGAGCGTTTTCATCAAGGGCGTTGTTAGCCTTCTTGAGTTGCTCCTCAAATTCTTTAGTTTTCTCAGTTAAATTCTTTAACTCCTCAGCGTCTTCGGCGGTGAGGTCTTTGCCAAGTGCTATAAGTTTATTCTGTCTTTCCCGAAGTACATTGGCTTCTTCTATTTTACCAACCAGGGCATTTAAAGCCTCTACCTCTTGTCCAGTTGCCTCCGCAATAGCCTCAATGCTCTTTTTCTGACGCTCCGCTTCTCTGGCGGCTTCTTTCTGAATTTTCACCTGCGCTTCGAGGCGGAGTTCTTCGTCTGATAATTTTTTATCCTCAAATACACGAACCCGCTTCTTTCCTGTTTCTGGAAAGAGAGTGGTTCCCTCTGGAATGATTATGAATTTCTTTGAGTTCGGATCAGCCATTCATTTCACCTTATGGGTTCTTAATGGGCCAATTAATCTTCGCTTCTTTCTCAAATCTTCTAATTGCAATATTGAGTTTTGTTTTTTGCTTGTATGTCATTGGATCGTCGAGCCCATATTTCTTAATATAGTCCATATACCTTTTCTCGTTCACGAGAGCATCCGTAAACCGCTGAACCTCTATTCGATTCCCCCTAACCTTAACGGGAATGCGGCGTCCTTTGTACATTTTAGCCAACAGGTACTCAATCCATGCTGCAAAAACATGGAGGATGTTTTCATTCAGTTGCCCCTTGCGAGCAACACCCAGATCAAATACCATCTCTTCTAGTTGGTCCTCAGTAAGCATATCAAATCCTCAACAACGATACATGGTTGCTTAATAAGTAGTTAGTTGTTGACATTTTGAGTGTATTTAGCGTTTTCCACGCTTTGCTTTTCTCATAGCATCTTCTTGAGCTTTTTGTTCGCCCTCTTTTTGCTTAATGAGTCTCCTCAAGAACCACTTCCTAATGGTTACAGGGAGATTATACGCCTCGAAAAAACTCCAGCCGCCGTAATATTTTAGATTAAAGAATTCTTCGTAGATACTAAGTTTATATTCTTCACTTAGGCCAAAAAAAGTCAGCAGTAAGCGGAACCTCCATGTCCGCTGAATAATCACAGTTGGTGCAATTAAACTCCTGACTCATGTCAATATTAGGCACCACCTCGGCAAGAACCTTTCTTATATATCTTGAATCTTTGGCTGGCATCGTAGTTGCCAGTACTCCAATTTGGGTAGGACTAGGGTTGCCGTTGATCGCAACAATTGTTTTTGCAAGTTGTGTTGTCAACAAGCCAGAACCTTTGCTTGCCTTGGAGTTTCTGGTTGCAATTTTCGTAATAGCCGCCTCGTCTTCACCTGTAAGCATCCTACATTCAATCTGCGCTTTAGAGACGGGAAGTGTCAGCACAAACGTGTTACGCTCTGTTAAGTGAACATCATGTTCAGCCATGGCTGCTTCAGTGTCTACGGTTCTCAAATCCTGTAAGTCAAATTCATGCTCGTCAACATTCTGACAACTCGGGCAGGTCACGTTTGTAACGTACTCTGCTCCATATCCGGTGACCCTTGCAGCAACAAGAAGAGCATTCTTGTCACCCATCAAAAGATCGTTGACCTTTACACGACTATCGACAATCAAATTCTGGAGAGCCCTATCTATCGCCACGCCCTTCTTCAACAGAGAGCGATCAGTAAGAATATCCTCTTCTTTGGCTGTCATATATTTAACTTCAATTGTTTCTTGCCCTTGCAGGGGATGACCGGGAGGATAGAACCTACCTTGACTTGGAAGCTCAACAAACTCGGTCGGTACTGTCCAACTAAATGGCGTATTAGTTACCGCTTCAGATACAGGAACAGCCGAAGTCCCCTCGTCTTCTGGAGTTGGGGTACCCTCGGCTGCCTGGAAGCGTCCTTCATTTCTGCTCATTGTAAAAACCTTTCTTTAGAACGATATAAAACTATATCACACTTTTTGCGATTGTTTTAGGATGTTAAGGCACCCAAAGCCTGTCCGGCGGGAGAGGCTATATTTGCAAGCGTGGCGAAGTCAAAAGTAAGCTCAATGGTGAGTTCCAACATTTCGTCAGATGTGTAATCCAAAGAACCACCAAAGTCGGCCGAGGTCACAAAAGCGTTGTGAAGGGTCCACTCTTCTATTGAATTTCCCATGTGGTCAAGGAGGCGTATTTTAGGACCGGCTCCAAAGAATTTTGCAAAAGAGGCTTTGCTCATAGATCTTTGCCTTCTGCGAGGTCCGGTAGAATTGTTCTCATTTAATTCAATGTACCCCGCTTCCTTCAGCATCTGCATCAGAATATCAGTAGGGTCGTCATCACCACTAGCAGGAGCAACCAAAGTTACACTAATCGGGTCCCAAGTAACACGCCCAGGAAACTTCAAATTATAATCCAGATAACTGTGCTCTATTGTGCTAACATTAGCCTTGGGCATATTAGCAGTCTTAATGTAATAAGATTTTATCCCCTTGGGTCCACCTGCCCTGTCAACGCCGACAACCAGTTCATAGCGAAATCGTCTTTTAGGGTCTACATTTGCGCTATCCCAAAATAATTCTGACATTCTAATTTATCTCCTAAGTTTAAATAGTCTGAACATAACTTTTTTAGTCTTCGAAACTTGCTCCGCTTCTTGTGACCACGAAGTCGATTGCAAAGAACTCCACCGAGCGAGTTGGCTTCACAAGAAGCTTCGCATAGATTATGTTCTGATCGATAAGATCGGGAGTTGTAGTGGTTTCATCCAAAACAAGCCTAAACTCATCAATACCAAATCCAGACTTCACATTGTTGAGGACCACGTTTGCCTGAGACGTGAACCTATCCCAAGTCACCTGAGCATTAACATCGAACAAGAGCCTAGAGGCGATAAACGATATTTCACGCTTGAGGAAGATCATCAAGCGACGAACATTAATCCTATCAAGTGCCGAGCGGGTCTGCTGTAGTGTTTTTTGTCCGAAGACTACAATGCCTTCAGCAGGGAACTTGGCAATTGGGTTAATATTGTTTTCATACAACCTGTCTCTGTCGTCTTGCGTCAGCTTCTTGGACACATCCAAGATCGGCAAGCCGGCGGCACCCTCGCTCAATCCACCACGAGTGAATCCTGCTGGAGCAAACCAGGGGTAAGAAGTTTTATCAGTATTAGCAAGAACCCCAAGGGCTGCAACCGAAGGCGGCATCCAGATTCTTCTATTGTTGACCGTATCCCTCACCAATACCCACGGAGCATACGTTGCACCGTAGCTGTTGTTGATCTCTCTATCACTTAGAGCGTCAGTTGCTTGCTTAATCGTGTAAGCGTTTCTACCAGAGACGCTCTTGGTGTTTTCTGTTTCTGCGTCATAAATCTTATCAATATCTATGATGGCAAGTGCATCACCACGCTCTTCAGCAACATCCAAAAGATGGTCAGTCACATTTGTTTGCACAATCCCTGGCAGCGTGATAAGGTTGTACTGAGAGTCTTCCGAATCGGAAACAATGTTGATCGCTCTCTTGAGCGTGTGCAACGGATAAGAGGTCTTTTCGTTTGTTGCCGTACTGAAGTTACTCTGACGGAAGGGGTCTTTTTCTGTGACGTCAAACCCTTCAAAGCCGCCATGAAGCAGTGTAGTGAACCTATCCAAACCTGCGTCCAAAGCGCCCGAAAAAGAAGAGCTTGCCGCCGAAACACTCTGCCCGTTGGAAGAGCCTGGTGCAGCTTGGCGTGATCCCGAAACAAACTGATATCCTTCTGCTACCGAGCCAGAAATATCGTCAATAGTAAAGTGCCATGCAATCACAAGCGGATCTTGCGATGCCCTGCTTTGAGTTGGACTATCCTTGAGATCATGAGACGTTCCGGCCGGAGAAGACTGAAGTCCTTTCAGGCGGGGTCTCAAGCAGTCATGAAGCTGATCATTAAACTGAGTGTCCGAGTTGGTTCGCCCGGTCCAAGCACCCCAGTAAGTCTTCTTGAGGTTCTTGGGAGATCCCCAGTCGTCTTTCTTACGAAGAGGGACAGTGGGGAATACGACCGAAGCGGTTAATCCGCCCTGTCCGCCGAGACCGGCAAGAAGTCCGGGTCCAGCAGTTGCGCTATCGGCACCGGATTCTTTCTGGTAGCCCCCCTGGACTCCGAAACGGTCTGTGTCACCGCCATCGATCAGGCTGGCTACTGCGCCACGAGAGGCACTGAGGGCGGCGGTACCAATAACACCGTTACCTGTACCTGAGACGCTAACAAGACCGCTTGATGCACTCAAGATCGAAACGGAGCGGTAGGTCAAGGGACCCAAAACACCGAAGGGCAGAAGCTGCGGATCTGTAACGCCGGCCTCAACATCGTCGTCCATGACGACACGAATGTATTTCGAGCGGTTGGCGTATTGTCCGTACTCTCTATTACGCTTCTCTGTCGAATCATATTCTTTAAACCTATCACCAATCTGTGCGGCGATATAGTTTGGAGAAGCGGGATTAAGATTGAGTTGGTCGTATCTTTCCAAAACGACCTGGCGGTTATCGTTATCGGACAACTTGCGAACAATAACACTAAAGGTTCCATACTTTTCAAAGTTACCTTGCGGTGCCTTTATATCTTGAATTGAAATCTTTATTTCTCTCTGTGCCCAGTCGCCAGGAGTCAAAGCCTCAAACCTAAACAACTTTTGTTGTAAGGTGGCGTCGTAAGATGCTGAGGCGATTCCCTGATTCGTATCTTGGCAGAAGTACCAACCTGTTGTTGATTTCTGAGCCTCAAACTGGAAGTCATTTCCTACTTCTGTAATGGTCTCTTGGTTTCTGAGCGGCAAAATCGCAGCCCAAGCGGTTGTCGTTGTGACATTTTCACCCGACGAGCCAGAGCCAACCATCTCTCCGATGGAAGTTGCGCTTTTTGCTACCAAACTTCTTTCATAGGTTTCACCAAGCCAGAATCTACCACCTTGACTTGAAGAAGCTGTGCTTCGACGTGTGATATTTTCGTTCGTAAGGGTCGGGTTGGTGTTGAGAACGTTTCTAACGAAGTTGTTCTTAGCTGGGTTCAAGCTAATTGTTACTTTTTGGAGGTTTGCAAATGTTCCGTCTTTCGAAATCATAAGATCAACATCACCATCGGTGTTTGTCTTATACAATTCGCAAGCAGATGCGGTAAGTTGAGCATCGGCTCTTGTTCCCGAAAGAAGAACTCGCCCTGCTTCGCAGTAGAACGTTGCAGCCAACGCACCAGTTACGGCGGCACCTTGCCCTGCACCCGTGTGAAGGGTTCCCGAGGGCCAGAGGAAAAGTCCCCATGCACCACCGGCAGAAGGAGTGCTGCTAATTGTTCCTGCTTTCCATCCAGCATAGCCGGCGGAAGATGCGTCAGGATCTTGCACACCGACAGTACGCATATAGGTCAAAGACGTTGCGCTCTTTAGCCAAGCCTGAGCGGCATAGGCGGCATAGGTTGGTCCAAGTGTATTGCCGTAGCGCCAAACATCTTCACCGTCGTTGCCAGGAATAGGCTCGCCAAAAGTGTCAATGAACTCAGAAAAGGAACTAACTGTCACGGGCTGCATTGCAGGTCCCTTCCGTGCTCTACCTATAACCATTGGTCCAACTTGTCCTGGCTCGGCAGGAAGTTGGCTATTGTCTATTTCGTCAACAAAGACGCCTGGGGAAATAAACTTAAACTTACTTGTGGGATTATCCGCCATTTTAACTTTGTTCTCCTCGTTATTAACTCGTGGTTAAAGCAATGTGCGTGAGCGATTGCTAATAATAAATAGTAAGATAATCTGCCAAACTCCTTTGAGTTTATGACCTGAATTTATCTTTTCTGTCGGCGTGGAAGTCTGGCTCCTCGCCGAGCATTGTTCTTTCTCTCGAAAACCTTATCTTTGCAGCACTTTGACGCTTGACAATAACAGGCGTATCTTGGTTGTCTTGGGCACCAATGAGGTATCCCAATACCTTAATCGTAATTCCTGCGGTAAAAGTCCTTTCATTGACGTCAATTCCGTCCGGCTTAAAATCTATATTGTAGGTGGGGTCCACAAACGCTTCGTAAGAATTTCTTTCGTGGCTTATTTTAAAAACAGATGGATCCCCAGTCAAAGTATGAAAAGTGGAAAGCACTTCATTCATCTGTTGCTGGTATTCTGTTATAACACTCACAGTGTAGGTGCATTCTATGAAAGTCGGCATCGGGATCATCAGTGTTTCGTAAACAATGTTCTTATTTTCCCCAGGAAAAGTCTGCCTGTTTGCATTCATGCCTCCGTCTGACTTCCTGATAGCATTCGCATTAGCAAAATTTGCAGTTTTATCCTGCTTTATGCGTCTGGCAATCGGGATCGATGCTTTGCGCTTATAATAATCAAAATAAGGGGGTATATGAACTCCGTATTTTGCCTTGTTTGCTGGGTTTTGCATCACAGAGGTCTTTGCAATTGAAATTATAGGGTAGTTTAATGTTCTGCCGTTTGGTCGCAATTCTTGGTCGTTTGTTGTTCTAAGGTTTTTCACTTGATGGGCTCTTTCGGGGATAGAAAATATAATCGGAACCTTCTCGAAACCTTTATTGCTTGTGACGTAAATATTCAATTCATCATTTATGAAATTATACAAAGCATAATCAATTGTCTCAATCGTAGAAGACTTTATGGTGTACGAAGCAGACAGTTGCGCCTGCTGTGGCTGAGTTCTAACTGGCATTAAACAGTCCCCTTCTTGCTTGCTTTCCAACCGCAGTTACCTCAACAGAAGTCTCTGTGGAAGTAAACGCACTATCTTGACCAAATATATAACGAGGCTCAAATACGTCAACAATTTCAAAATACATCTCATCGTACTGCATAAAATCCCCAAGGCGCACAAACAAATCTTGATCTTCTGCTAATCGGCGCTTGTGCATGTGAACATTTATATTATACAAATTGTCGAACCCAAACTTTTGCTGGACTCTTTCTGAGCCCACATACTCTACCAATGCATATACCCTAACCGGGGGCAAGAAAGTTTTATTAATTGCCTCTCCATAAAGGGGGTGGTAGTTTGTTCTTTCCATATCAATTGGATAGTACAAAACCTGTTGTCCAACAATCTTTTCAATGACCTCATCACTGATTTGTTTGACAAAGTTTCTTTCCGCCTGCCCAACAAAAAGCGGCGGTGGTGGGGTGCTTGGCTGTGTCCACCTGTTTGATCGATCAGACATCTAACTAGCCCACATAAATGCCGTGAGGAATATTCTTAAATACATTGTTAATACTATCTTGCATTGCCGCATCTCCCTCGGCTAACTTACCATACACCAATTCATCTAATACAGTTTTAAGCTCATCACGCAATGCGTTTTGTTCTTCTTTTGCCTCCGAAATAAGGGCTGCTCCGTTCAAGGTTATGTCATTGCCCGGTATGGGGATTGATGCAAGTTTTGACCTTACTTGTCCTAAAGTTTCTTTACATAGGGATAGTGCAAACCTTCTAATCCACTGTTTCCCAATGCTATTAATATTTTCATAAGGAATATTCGGAAACGGCAAGGCGTTCATATTATTCACACCATCGGCACCATAAGTCCTGTCAGCCTCTTCTTCATAAGCGTCCTCGGCAACCCTAAACTTAACCCAAAAACTGCTCGGATTTAAGCCGTCAGGCGTTGGGAATATCCTAAGCCTATTATTGTTAATCTCAAATGAATAATGAGAGGCTCTCACTTTCATATCTTGTTCATATGCATATGCTTGAAGAACATTTTGCCATGCTGGGACAACTTGGAAGTTTGCATCATCAGCATACATTCCATATGTTGACAGGTTTCCGACAGTACCAACAGATGTTCCACCAAAAAACCTCCAGGCTGCCCTCGGGGTTTTATAATAAACTTCGTGAATCGTTACTGACCCAGAACCAACTTTGTTATAAAAGGGTTGACTTGAGGTGAGAGATGCGCTATAAATAATAGCCTGCAAATCATAATCCTGAACATCTCTTGAGGCAGAAAAGGAAGCTGAATACAATGCTTGACTTGCTCCCACGCCTGCGTGCAGACTTGCCCCTCTGCCAATGTGAGTAGCATACCCCAACTGGAACCTGGGGAATTTTAGGTTGGCGTTTGTACTAAACGACCCTGTGAATTCACCATCTTGGTCGAAAGTTCCTGTGGTGTTACCCATCAAGTCTGATAATACATTTTTTGCCTGATGTGTGTTTATAAGATACGAATATTCTAGGCAGGCTTCTTCGTAAGCGTTGTAAACATTGTCTGTTGTAATTTCTAAGTCAAGGATGTTACCGCCTAGTTTATTATAAACATATGCAACTTGATCTACAGCACCACTAACAAAGTGTGCGCTGCCACTATAAATACCGTAAGCTAAAGCACTTGCGACCTGCGTAGCACTCCCTGTCGAAGTCAATATTAGGGCACTCGTTTGGCTCTTAGGCGACAAATTAACGGGCATTAAAAAATCCTCTTAATTTAAATGAAGACACTTGGTCTTAATAAATAGTTTTGTCCAATGTAGTTAGCATATAAAAACAGAAAACCCCGCCACAAGGACGAGGTTAACTGCGCTGTTATTCAGTCTTTAGTTAATTTACATTAACCGTTAAGATCATAGACAACAACAAGCCCGTACATATCAGGACGCACCATCTTCTTGGCATAGCGAGTCATGACACCCTTGCGGGGCACGAAATCTTCTGTACCAAAAATGGTCGGCGTGACTTGCAGCGGAACATACGGAGCGTACACATAGCCGCTTTCAAGGAAGCTACTTCCCTTACGTCCGACCAGAACCACGTTCCGGATGAAGTAAGGATCAACATAGATATCCATCTTGCGACTCAAGCTACCAACGTTGACAGCGCCCCAAGAGCCCTTGTCTTCGTCAGCCTTGACGCTCGCCTTGAATCCACTGGTGAACTCAAGGAGGGAAGCCACTTCAGGAGAGCAAACCAAGAAGTTTGCGCCGCCACGAAGCGTCTTGCGGTGCATACGAGCACTGAGATCATTAATGGTCTCAAGAAGAGTCTCGTACCACTCGCTCACCGTACCTGTGAAGGTCGGAGCCAAGCTGTTGGTAAGGTCGCTACCGTCATTGCGGCTAAGGAACTTACCAGGGCGACGGCTCCAGTAAAGCGTGTCAGCGGATGCACCAGCGACCAGATCCGAAAGGATCTCTTGATCGATTTCAAGAGCGATCTGCTCGGAAAGAATGCTTGTCAACTCAACTTCAGCGTCGAGGTTGTGATAAGCGTTCAAGTCCTGAGCAAGCTCGGGGCTCCATTTAGCCTTGAGCTTCTTGGTGACCGCTGTGACAGCGGTGCTGTCCACCTTGATGTCGATCTCTGGGATCTGCTGATTAGCTTCAAGTCCCCAGCTTTGGTTGCTGTTACTACCTGCAAGAGCGCCGAAAGGATCGCCTGCGGCGACAAATTCGTCAGTCTTCGGGAAGTACACAATACCACCGACGGAGGCACCGCCAGCAGTAAATCCACCCATGGACTCAGAAAGCTGAACCGATGAAAGCGAAGCGTTGCGGCTAACGCCCACAACAAGAATTCTGTCGGTTCTTGTTCCCGAGAATTGGGTCAAGCGGCGGGCGTGGTATCCGCCACCGTTAGTATCTGCAACAGCCTTGACACCAAGGTTACCAGCACCATTGGTACCCGAAACCACGAGAGCAGCAAGGTTGTCAGTGTTCACACCATCGCTGTTAGCAATGTCGAACTCACCAATAACGAACGTCGAAGTACCCGAGATCAGATCTGGGTCACGACGAAGGGTCTTAACATCAGCCGAAGATTCGTTCGCACCGAACGTACCCGAAGCAATGATGGTAATACCCGTGATCGAACCTGTGGGGCTCGAAAATCCGTTACCAAGGTCGTAGAAGCTCTTCTGACCAGCAGCGTCAGCCAAATTGGCACCGCTCATGATCTGACGACCGACTCGTCCTTGACCGTAAATGGATTCGTCGCCAGTAGCACCGAGGCGGTGGACACTACCACTTTGGTCAGCGTCGCCTGTGGCGCTATCGGGACTGTACACGAAGTCCATAAAGAAAATGAGTCCACTGGGTAGACTCATGGGTTGGACCGAAACAAGGTCCTGAGCCAACAATCCACCGAAAACACGGCGAACGATTGGGAAAGCAACTGAGGCAAAGCCTTCAACATCTCCTGCTTGCATCGTGGTTTGCTCCTTGAGCAATTGAGCAGCCTGGTTTTCCAAGAGGCGAGCCATGTAACCACGGCTGTGGTCACTAAGTCCCTCAAGAAGACCAGTCTTCTCCCACTTGGAGAGTAGAGCTTCACCTTCATTGGCAAGAGAGCGTTGTCTGATGCCTTCTGTTAGTGTGTCAATCATAGACATAATAAAAAAATCTCCTTTTATTTTTTATTGTTTATACCTGCGAGCGTAGCCCAGCGATTTACTACCGGATTACCGTCGGTGTTTTCTTCCGTGCGGCGTCCACTAAGAATAACTGAAGATCTTCTTGATACTGCTTCAGACAACGATTGTGTGGATTTCTTTCCAGAATTACCCGCCATTGTCTTTTGAAGGGTCTCAAAGACCATCTTCGCTTCTTCCACCGACCGTGCGCCACCGACCAACTCAGCAATTTTAGTTTTTTGCTGCTCATTCAAGGAGGTGTCTTGTAGAACACGATTCGCATATAGTAACCTAGCATTTGATAGGTTAACTTCTTCTAATCTATCTTTAACCTTAATGATAAGGCTCTTTAATTCTTTGTTTTGTTTCGTCAGTTGCTCATTCTTCATCTGAAGGCGGGCTGTTTCTCTGCTTGCATCTTCTATGTCTTTTTTATCCATTCCGTCATCGGCGACAGATGCTACAAAAACTTCTTCTTCAGCCTCTTCTTCCTTTTCAGCCTCAACAGCCTCTTCGGCAACTTTTATATCTTGCTCGTCTACGTCAACAACAAGCATTTCTTTAAACATATCCATCAACTCATTTTCGTTGATTTCGATTTCATCATCTCTATTTGCTGCGGCGATGGGCTCTTCTAAGTCAATACCCACCTCGGCAGCTAGATCATCCCGCCCAAGCTCAAATTCTTCTTCGCCTGCGTCAGCGTCGTCTTCGGCAGCAGCAATAATCTGATCAAGATCCACAACGACTATTTCTTCTTCTGCTTGGTCAGGGTCGTGGGACATAGGGACGTCAGCCATGATCGGACTTTCCTCTTCCTCTTCTCCTGCCAGGGGGTCTAGACCCATTTCCTCTTCGCCTGGATCCTGTTCCAAAAGCTGCTGAATCGCTTGTTTTACTTCGGGGGCATATTTTTCAACCACCGCTTTTTCAGCACTCTTGATAGCTGCTTCTCGAAGTGCTTGGGCGTCAACGATTGCCTGATCCAGCATATTTGACATTAAAGTTCCCCCTTTAAAAATGAAAATACATCAAAATATATAGTTATTTGTGTGTTCAATCGACCAAGTGTTTCTCAAGTAAAGTTAATCAGATATTCCTGAGCCAGTAACGGTTGTCATTTCACCCGATGAAATATTTGTCAACTCAGCATAAATGTCGTATTGAGTTGTCCCGCCGCCTGGTTGTGAAATATATAAATCTTTCATTCTGCCATTTAGGACAATTGAGTTGCTTCCAGAGGAGGCATGACCTGCGGCTAACCCTGCTGCACCTGATACGGTTATATAGTGATGAGTTGTTGCAGGAGTGTTCATTGCACCAGTTGGCACAAAGTGAACTCTCAGTGCGTGCGCTCCATGATTAACAACTGTAACGGACTTAGCAAGAGGGTCAAAAGTGTGTCTATCTTCGTTACTTGCCGCTAGCGCCTCTGACCCAGAAAGGTAGGGTAGTCCCGCCACCTGATATGAACCCACATTTAAAACACCCGGAGTGCCATATGAATAGTTTCTTCCCATTATTTTCTTCTCCCACTTTTAGGGTTCGACCTTTTTTTATTAGTCGGAGTAAATAGTTCTAGTCTTTTCTTATTTACCTTATCAATCAATCTTTGTCTGGTGGCTTTTCTGATTCCTTTAAGCACAGAAGGCTTCTTATAATATGTTCTGTCTTTGAACTCATCAATAATTCCATCTCTCTTTACCTTCTTTATAAATTTCCTCACCATCTTTTCTGCGTCACCTCGGCACTCATCAGCCTCAACTACAATACAGCCTCTAATGCGTGGTTTTCTACTACGTTTGAATGATTTGTTTCTTTTCATTTCTTTCACTTTCTTATTCCGGAAGCAACTGCTCCCCATTTGCCCATTCCAGGCAGGTTACTAATATCTACTCCAGGGTCACCTCCGGCAACTCCCGCTAAAGGACCCTTGCTATCGCCAGGTATCGGGGTCGTTCCTTCAAAAAGCTCAGGGTTAGAAAACTTCTGTTTTACATGGTCATATCCATTGTTCCCAATGGCTGACAAAACTTGCTTTTTGGCTTCCGACACATTTTGCCGTTGTGGCTTGGGCGGTGGTGTGGATTCTTGGACCAAGGATGCACCCTGTAATCCCTGGGCTACTTCCGAGATGATGCCCGAGAGGACGCCTTCCTCAAAGATCACTTCTTTGACGCATTCTTTAATAATATTTTTAAGTTCCGATTTTTTCATAGATTTCTTTCTTGCGTTTTCCACGCACTTAGTATATAGTACACTCCCGTGTTATACGTTCCCGCCGGCTCGGTTGGTGGATAGACGGCACCAGGCGCTGCCTGTCCAAATATACTGAAAAGAAGCCCCCAGCGGTTCCCCTCCGAGGGCCGCACCCATGACTGTGGATGTTTCCGATGAGTTTAACTGGTTGGCGGGCTGAAAGATAATTACTCCCATATCAGTCTCTCCCCCAGACCCATCAAGAGCAGTTGTGACCAAAACAACTGTTAATATCTGTCCTGCGACCTTGCCGTCGGCGATGGTACAAACATGCCCTCCTACGGCTGGATTTACCGTGACACTGGACACCGTTAAAAGAATGACCCCAGCCTCGGCATCAAATGGCTCAAGCGTAGAGGTTGTCCCTGACCCAAGGTTGGCTGTTGCTGTGCCTCGTGCAAATTGTCCATTTACCACAAATGCGTTAGTGCTCGCATCTGCTGTGGCTAGCGTCATACCTGAACTTCCGGAAACAACATTAAGTGTAATGTCTTTATCCGCAACATGATGGCGTACCTCAATTTCCTCGCCAGTAGAATAAGCTATTTCTGCTTCTCGGGTGCCCGCATTATGAAACACAATACTCCCAGATGTTCCAGCATCTTTTTCAATAATCAACTCTGTGTTGGAAGTTCCGTTGTCGAGATGCAGGAGTCCGTCTGGGGA